CAGATAAAATTAAAACTAGAGCATTAAAATATGATATTGGCATTAGATCCGGGGACAACACACACCGCTTTTATTCAACTCGACCGAGGAAAGATAATTGATTACGGTCACCTTCCGAATGCCGAGATCCGCCAGATTCTTATCGGTCGCGAATACGATCGGTGCGCTTGCGAGATGATCGCCAGCTACGGCATGGCCGTAGGGGCTTCGACATTCGAGACGTGCGTTTGGATCGGACGCTTTATCGAAGTGGCTAGGGTGGACGTGGAATTAATCTTTCGTAAAGACATTAAGCTTTTCCTGTGCGGAACGATGCGAGCCAAGGACGCGAACATTCGCCAAGCCTTGCTCGACTTGATCGGGCCGCAGGGAACAAAAGCCCAGCCGGGGCCAACATACGGCATAAAGTCCCACACTTGGGCGGCACTCGCTGTGGCCGTATTCGCAGCAAATTCAAGATGAAAGCATTTACATCAAATAAAGATGATTATTGGTATTATAGCATATATAATACTAGCTCAGATATAAGTGATGATTTTATATATTTAGCTACAACATCACTGCTAATCCAACATGATTCGATTGTTGAGAGGATTAAATGCTCTAGTTATTCATTAAAAAATGAAAATGATTTTAGGTTTTTTGGAAATTTTTTAACTCCATTAAATTTTGAGGAGCAGTTGGGATTAATTAAATGTGCAATAATAGCATTGCATCAAAAGGGATTTGCTCGTGAAAATTTATATTTAGAAGAGATTCTATTTCTTTCAATGCAATGCAATTTAGAGTGCTTAATTGATATCAATGAGGATTCTTACGATGCCTTATTATGGAAAAAAACTTTAAATACAGGGACATTAAAGGAATGCTTAGAAAATATTGATGAGATTTTTTGCGATTTAGATTTTGAGCTTTTTATTCCTACAGTTGATTCTATTTTTAATGCCAAAATAGAATTAAAAGCATATGCAGACATTGACCCAATGAGCTATATTAGTGATTATGGTAGATATGTAGACCACCAAGTAAGCAAATTTATTGAAGTTAAGAAATTTAACAAAAAGATCATTGAGTCAAACTCAATAAATAAATACAAAAAAGAAAATGGATATGTGTATTGTATTGGAGAATCAAAAGGACATTATAAAATAGGCCTAACAAAAAGTAGTCCGATAAAAAGATTAAAAGAACTTCAAACATCAAACCCAAAAATACTCGGTCTAATGTTTTCAATACAGCATGAGTCATACAAACTCATTGAAAAACAAATACACAATAAACTTAAACAATACCGCGTTTGTGGAGAATGGTTTGATTGCTGTATTGATATAATTAGGAATGAGTTTTTAAATATACAGGGCGCTTTATTCATAGACAATTTTAGCAGTAATAACATTGCTAAATAACAACAAACAACAAAGGAAAATAGAAAATGAAAATAACAAAAGGAAAACAAACCCGCGCGCAGCGCGTAGTCATCTACGGCGTCGAATCCGTAGGCAAATCAACATTCGCAGCCAAATTCCCGAAGCCGCTATTCTTGGACATCGAGGGCGGAACGTCCCACTTGGACGTTGACCGTTGCGAGATCAGCACCTGGAAGCAGTTAACGGATGCGTTAACTGAAGCCAAAGCCACCGATTACAAAACCATCGTCATCGACAGCGCGGATTGGGCAGAACGCCTGTGCGTTGAAGACCTACTCGCTTCGACCAAGAAGACCAGCATCGAAGACTTCGGTTTCGGTAAAGGTTGGGTTATGGTTGCAGAGCGCATGAGCCGGTTCCTGTCATCAGTCGATCAACTCATTGATTCCGGTAAGAATGTGGTCATGATCGCTCACTCCAAGATCGTCCGCTTCGAGGCTCCAGACGCCTTGGCAGCATACGATCGCTACGAGTTGAAACTCAGCAAACAATCGGCGCCGCTCTTGAAAGAATTTGCGGACGAGCTTTGGTTCTTGCGTTTCAAAACTAAGGTATCGACAAGCGACAGCGGCAAGGGGAAGGGCATCGGCGGCAAGGAACGCATCATATTAACCACGCACAGCGCGGCATACGATGCTAAGACGCGCAGCGGCCTTGCGGAAGAACTCCCGCTCGAATGGGCATCGGTCGCGCATTTGTTTGAAGTCGTTGCAAGTAAACAGCCAGATCATATCGTTGAATCCAACGAAATGGTAGGCTGGCAAGCACGACTTGCAGAGCATGAAGGCGCGGTTAACCAGTTCCTAATTGGGCGCGGCGTCCTAACAAGCGAGCAGACTTGGCGCGACTGCGCTCCAGAATACCTGCACCGTGTTGCGCTTCGCGTCGATCAATTCGTTAATACGGCGGTCGAATGGAGGAAGGCAAACTCGTGACAAATACTTCCCATTATTTGCAACGGCACTTATACCTTAAGTATTTAAAATAAAATGAGTAAAGAAATATCACCTAGCACCCTTCCCAAACTGGCCGAATGCGCTCTCTTTGAGGGCGCAAGCGGAACGAGTGCGGCAGCAGAGCGCGGCACGGCTGTTGATCTTGCGATCCGAAACTTGATAGCAGTGGACGAGCTTGAACCTATGGCGAGTGTCGTCGGGTTTGACTTCAGCCCCATCGACTTCGGAGTTAAGCAGCTCAAGCGACTCGCGCGGCATTCGTTCATCGAAACCCGCGAAGAATACTTGGCAATGGCAGTTCCTGGACTCAGCAAACTCGGAACGGCAGACGCAGTTTGCAAAGAGCAGAAATGGGTAGCCGATATAAAAACGGGACAGGTTCGGGATTACAGAAATCAGCTGATGGCCTACTCCTTGGCTTGCATGGAAGATAACTTTGAAATGTCTTGGACTGCTCATGTTATCTACGTCGATCAGGCTATGATCAGATCGTATGATTTTACATACGAGGAAGCCAAACAAGGCACGCAACGAGTTATCGACCGCTCAACAAGTGCGGATGCTAAGCCGACGCCTTGCGAGTATTGCAGCTGGTGCAAGCATTTTAACAACTGCCACGCCATCGTTAGGCAGGCTGAGAGCGCCATCGCTCTCATTCCCGAAGCAACCGGCAACAGCATAGAGGCCATCAAAGATCGCATCCTTGCAACGCCGGAGTCGTTAGGGTCTTTTATTCGCGAATGGAAACTGGCAGAAAAAGAGATCGCCGAACCGCTACTCGGTCACCTTAAAACCCGTCTCGAAAGCGGGGATGAGGTTGCCGGATGGAAACTGACGAGCGTAAGCGGTCGGAGGTTTGTGGAGGCTGAAGCTATCGCAAAGGCCGCACAAGGTATCACAAAAGAGACATTGATACTCGCTATGGGCGGTAAGATGTCAGAAAAGAGTTATATCGAGTTTTGCGCCAACAACGGCGTAGAGCCAGATACAACGGCGATCAAGGCCGGAGCGCCGACAACACAACTCCGCCAAACAAAAATAAAATAGAAAACAAAAATATGCCAACATACAAAGCAAGTGAACCAAAACAAGCAGCCGTCTACTACGTCGAGCCTGGAACATACGAAGTGGAGATCATTAAGGCCGTAGAGAAAACAAGCCAAGCCGGAAACCCGACGATCAAGCTTGACGTTGCCGTCATCCTTGAAGGCGGCGTAGAAGGGCCGAAGATGTGGGAACATCTCACGTTCACTCCCAAGGCGGCGTGGAAGGTTGACCAAGTGCTGTCTAGCATCGGTCGGGCCGTAGTTCCAGGCGAAGACGTAACCGTCGAAGCCGAAGACTTGATCGGCGAGAAAGGCGTCTGTGTCATCGGAGTTGAACCAGGTCAGACCAATCCAGATCATCAATTCAACTGCGTTGAGCGGTGGCTATTTGGTGATGAGAAAACCAAATGGTTAGGCAACCGGCGCAAGCCAGCGGCCAAGACCGACAAACACATCGTCGCTAAAAGCAACGGCTTCGTTGCTCAACCCCAAGACGAAACCGACGATATTCCGTTTTAATAGATGAACGGAACTCTCTCACTCCGGTTGTGTATTTGCATGAATGACTGCCCGATAGGGTTGCGCCTAGAAAGGGGCGACCCACTCCCAGTATATCAGCACACATACGACGACACGCCGGAGGGGAGAGCACTTGCAGAAACCCACCTAGAAAGAATATCAGATTATGTTCGACGCCATAACAAAAATGCTAAACCTAGCAAGACTAGCTAAAGAACACATGGTTGATCTTGAAGCTTTAGCAAACCAATTAAACAACCGTATTGAATATTTGAATAACGAAAACGATGAACTCCGAAAAGACAACCAACGGCTCCGACAATTCTTGTCCGGACAGGACGAATAGGATGCAACATTGGAAAGGGTATCCGCTCCGGTGCTGGCCGAACCATCAAGACGACTGCTATCGGTGGGATTGGGAAATCCTTATCGACGGCACTTGGCTTGAGGTCGTTACTCAGTCCACGAGATGGATGGAGGACGAGGCCGAGGAGGTGCTGGAAAGGCATTTACGGAAGAAATCAAATGATCCTATCACCTGACTTCCCTGACCACTACAAGACTAAAATCCTGCTACGCCTAGCAGGCCACGCAGGCGTATTCTCGCTCTTGAAACTCTGGTCGCAATGCCAGTTTCGCAAGTGCGAACGGATAGAAAAGACAGCTGACATCATCGCGGCGATAGCCGACTGGACAGGAGACCCGGATCAACTCGAAAATGCGTTGATCGAAAGTGGCTACGCAAGACGCGAAGGAGATGCCTTCATTTTGCATCAATGGCAAGATCAAAATAAGCGTTTATTCTCGAATTACAAAAATGGGAAGAAAGGCGGAAGGCCTAAAAGTGAAGCTCCTAAGCCTACAAAAAAACCAGCGGGAATGCGTCTGTAAATAACCCAACAATAACCCAACGATAACCCAAATGAAACCCAAATGAAACCTAACACAAACCATAGGTGGACTAGATAGATAGAATATCTATCTCTTATCAGAGATAGATAGGCTTCGCCTCTCTCGCTTAAGGCGAGAGGCGAGCCATCCAGAAAAAAAGAAGGGAACAAAATGGCAATTTTAAAAAGAGAAGAAACAGCAAGCACAAGATCGGCAGTCCCGACAGCACCGAGCGCGGAGAAAGCGGCGATCTCGATCTTGCTCCAAAACTACGAAGTGCTCGACGCTGCAAAGTGGGACGCGGATCTGTTCTTCGAGCACGCCAACCGAGCTTTGCTCTCAGCGGCCAAGGAGTGCCACAACGAAGGGTTCAAGTCGGACATATTCCGGCTCCAGGCGGTGCTTGAAGAAAAGGGAATGATATTCGACGTGGGTGGGTATCACGGCGTCACCGAAGCATTCACGGCATACCCCACGGGTGACGCCGTAGCCGCTCTCGACTTCCGAAAGGACTTACTCAAAGCACGTCGGTATCGCAAGGCGATGGCGAAGCTGCACGAGAGCAAAGATGACATCCGCGAGATGCGGGCCGACTTGAACGGCATCGCTCAACACTTGGCTGACTCGGACGAGGAACAAGTCGGGGCGCTATCGCTCAAGCAACAATGCACCGAACTTCTGAACGAACTCGAAAAGACGACTCAACCCGAACGCTTCCATACCGGAATCAGCGGACTCGACGAAAAGCTCAACGGAGGATTTGAGCGTGGAACGCTCGCAGTCTTCGCGTCGGAGACTTCGGGCGGCAAGTCTATTGCTTTACTTCAAACTGCCCTGCACGGGGCTTTAAACGCCAAGAACGGCGTGATTTTCTCGCTAGAGATGAGCGCAACGCAAGTCA